GGATGTCTCCACCTGAACGGATGTCTCCACTTGAATTGATGTCTCCACCTGAATTGATGTCTCCACTTGAACGGATGTCTCCACCTGAACGGATGTCTCCACTTGAATTGATGTATCCACCTGAATTGATGTCTCCACTTGAACGGATGTCTCCACCTGAATAGATGTGTCCACCTGAATTGATGTCTCCACCTGAATTGATGTCTCCACCTGAATTGATGTATCCACCTGAATTGATGTCTCCACTTGAACGGATGTCTCCACCTGAATTGATGTCTCCACCTGAATTGATGTCTCCACCTGAATTGATGTCTCCACTTGAACGGATGTCTCCACCTGAATTGATGTCTCCACCTGAATTGATGTCTCCACTTGAACGGATGTCTCCACCTGAACGGATGTCTCCACTTGAATTGATGTCTCCACTTGAACGGATGTCTCCACCTGAATAGATGTCTCCACTTGAACGGATGTCTCCACCTGAATTGATGTGTCCACCTGAACGGATAGAATACTTAACGTCAATATCAATTTCAAATTTTACATTATCATTGAATTCATATGTTTCATTTTTTAAGTATTTTTTTAATTGACTTTCTTTTTTGATTATTATCATTACTACCTCCTTTCAATTCGCCATTATCTAATCTTTTCCCTCGAAACTTATATCTCTCATTCATTGTTGGCTCCTTTGGTTGACTTATATCTATAAATAATTTCTTGCCTATCCTGATAACCTAATTTACTCTTTTTATTCTTTATTAATTTGTATTCTTTTTCTATATCAATATCATCAAATTCATCTTTTATTTCAGATATCTCTGATCCCATCATAATAGGTAGCATTAATAATGGTAATATTGATTTATTCATCGCTTACCTCCTTTTATTTTTGATCGTAGTTCATCAAAATCAGGATAACCAAAATAACGATTATATTTCTTTTCCCATTCACATATAATATCAACGATCTCTTTATCCTTATCCTCAAGTCCTTTTTCATAAGCCATCTTTTCTAATAGTGTTATTTTTCGTTTTGCTTCGTTATTCATTCTCATCCTCCAACAATTCAAGTTTTCGTTTTAAAGCTATATTAATAAGCTGATAATCATACCATGTTTGTTTCGTCATGGATAGACTTGCATTAATAACTTCATTCTTTTTAACAAGATATTCAACCTCACTCCATATATGAAAAAGTTTATCAAAAAATAACACAGGAGAATCGTGTGCTTGCCTGTGGCAAATAAAACAAATACAGATACCATTATTCAAATTCCATCTAGTGTGTTTACACGCCCTACTGACAAACAAATGGTGAGGATCCAGCTTCCCTTCTTGCCTACCACATATTTCACATTTACCTTTAGACCGTATTATTTCACCCCAAAGCTTATCGTTTTTCGTTACCCAATACTTTTTTTGTTTTTTTCGTTCTTTTAATTTTTTCATTTCCATTCTCCTATTAAACTATAAACAACCCCGACACAATCGAAATCGTGCCGAGGTTGGTTACAGGGAGTACCGTTAGGTAAGCCCATTATTTTGATTTTTAATTTATTATTCCTACAATTCGTACAATATTTTTTGTTTCATAATATGGATGAATATATTTTCTTAAAACTCTGGTTAAAGCTTTTTGATGATTGCTTGAAATAATTTTATATTTTCTTCTGAATTCAACTATTCTATTCGCAAATGATTCATTGACATCTAATATAACTGTAAATTCTTTCATAATACTCTCCATAACCAAATAGATTTGATATAATTATCTATATCACGATTACAATATACAGTGTTAATTTGAAAAGTCAAGCTGTTTTTTCATTTTAATTCCTTTAATACTTTTTTAATCCATTTTTTAAATTTCAAAATAGTTGTTTTCGTCCACCCTTTTTTACTTGCTTCTCTGCCTATTCGTTTCAATATTTTTTTTGTTTTTTTTATAGATTTCTTATGTTGGTCATCCTTTAATTTTAACAATTTATATAATGCCTCATTTTCTTTTAACTGTTTTTCTAAAAGTTTAATTCTTTTACTTGCTACTCTATAATTATACTCGTCAGTAGTCATGCTATCCTTATATTTTTGCCATTTCTCATTAATATATTTACCTGTTTCAAAATCACCATTCTCGTAAGCAAGTTTTATTTTTCTCCATGCAAAATAGTATGCTTTTGGATTTTTTTCTATCCACCCATTCTTTAACTTAAATTTAAACAATACAGGAAAGTCCAATCCATTAAGACAAAATCTATCAATCCATATACCCCAATGATAGCTAGATATAGCCAAATTTTCCGCTCCATTATATATTCTATAACAATGCCATAAAATCATATAACTAGCTTTTAGCCCATTAATAGGATCAATTAAATCACTTGCTTTCATTAAATCAAATTTAACTAATCTCCATAGCCTTCTTGGCATATATGCTCTACAATAATTATAAGAGCCAACCGCCGTACCATACATAACTCCACCCAGTCCTTGCTCATTTAAACCATGAATCTCATAAGGATTAAAAGACGTTTCCAACTGATGAATAATAGGGACGTCAAAAAGACCCCATGAAAAAGCAGTAGCTAATACATAGTTTTTTCTTGTGTACTTTATTCTCATATCTCTTGTCATTGATTTTTTATAATACTTATCCTGTTGATAACTGAAATAATTTATTACATCATACATGAAAGCAGTATATTGTGGTTCCATTTTTTTTTTTTTTTTCCAATTTGTATTTCTGAATAAATACATCATAGTATTTTCTTTATCCTTATCGCCATTCCAGTTTATAATAAAAAACGTACTGATAATAACAATAATTGATATAAATATAATCAACAACTTATCTGTTAATCTCATCTTTTTCATTTTACACACATCCCAAGAGAAATCATCGCAATAAATAAGCCCAAGCATACAATTAGGACAGCCCATTTGATAATACACAACTTCAACTTTTTCCTTCTCAACCTCTTGTTCAGTCTTAGCTCTCTTTCAAGCCTTATGCTTTTACCTGTTAAATCATTATCTTTCATCTTTTCACCTCTTTAATTAATTCGAACATTTGGCAAATACCTTTTTCATCAATCAAAATGTTCAAAGCATTTTTCAAATTCTTTTCTTTTTCATCACATTGAATATAATTATAATCATGTTGAACACCCCATATCGGACAAAAACTTTGACCATACGGACATTCTCCACATTGAACGTCAAGACGATTACCATCGATTCCATTTGAAAAATATGCCATCTTAATCCTCCAAATCCTCTACTAAGTGATCTATATACTTAAAAAACTGGTCTCTTGCCTTATCGGAGTCGTATTCACCTCTATATTTCTTATGGTCTATTTCCATTTTGAACTTTTCTCTTGATTCAATTAGGTATTCGATTTTACACCCTAGTAACAATTCAGGCTTTATTTGAACATAAGCATCATCAAAAGAATGTTGACTTATTATCATTGCTTCTTGACTATGATTCTTATTAAAAAAGAATGTTATTCCCTTTCTTTCATCCATCCATGTCAAGAATTTTTTTAATTTTTTTAATTTTTTCTTCATATCAAGCCTCCTTTGGTTCTAAATTAGATTTCACTTTCTCAATCAACTTTTCCATTTCTTTAATATAATACATATTCCAGTTTTCTTTTTTCCCACCTTGTTGAGTGAAGTATACGAAAAAAACATTCCTCAATCTTTTACTTGGGCTTTCTTTCATGTCGAACTTATTAATATCTAACGGTGGTAAGTCTAATAAATCTTCAGGCTCAATTTCATATTGCTGTCCATCAACCTCACGCACAACAAAATTAATCCATCCTAGCTTCTCATAGACATTCATTAATTGAGTTATCGTATCTGGGTTGATTTCCTCTTGCGTATCTACTTGTAATCTCAAAGACTTATTAGCCATTGTTGTAAATTTTGTAATTTCTGCTGGTACTTGAAATATTTTTTTACTCATTTCAAAACCTCCTGTACTACATTTCCTGTCTTTAAGTGACAGTTGAAATCTTCACATCTTATATTCCTATCCCAATAAAATACCCCAAATGCGCAACAACCTAAAAAATTTTTATGCTTACACATCTTTAGATAAATTTGCTTTTTGATTGCAAATTCAGACCATTGATCTTTTGGGAGACGTAGCATATCTGTGATTTTATATTTAATCATCTTCTCTTATCTCGATTTCTTTTATATGTTGCTCGTATAAATCAAATATCTTATCTGCCTCATCATGATAATAAACTCTACTCTCTTTATTTAATGTATGTGGTTGATATCTATTTATTTTAGCTCTATCTTCCCTAGCCTTATCAAGACTAGACTGCTTGAGTATTCCATCTCTTTTTAATATATCTTTAGTAGCTTTTTTATCAGCCTCGCTTAAATGTACTATCGCAGATTGACTCATATTATTTCTAACTAATCTAACTCTACTTAATACTTCATCATCAATCTTTTCGTTTATCATTTCCTTATGTTCTTTCATGTCTTATTCCTCACCGATAGTTTTTTTAATGGACAATTGTTAATATTATGTGTCCACTTCATAACTTTCTTACAGTACCCAGACATACCGCTCATAAATCCATAAGAATAATACTTATTTATTGCATGGTCACACCTTCTATTTTTTATAACAGAACATATATGTCCTTTCATCTCAACACCTCACCATCTGATTTAATCTTGATACAATCTGCTAGTATTCTACTCATTATGTTCTCTTTTAATTTTTTACTTAATTCGCTTACGTCAAAATTTGATGTCATTATTGTATACTTCATGCCACTCAATCTTGTATCAAGTAGATAAAATATCATCTCTTCTTTGTAATCTGTAATGCTTACCTTGTCTATTTCGTCAATAAACAATACATCATATTTAGTTGCTAACATCTTTATATAATCGGCTCGCTCCTTGAAATCTTTTGCATATAAATCCATACTAATCTCGGCAAGTGTCATGTACTTAATTTTCCAGTTAAGATTATTATCGTGCAACTTTTCCATAAACCACTGAATACCAATTGTCTTACCGTTGCCACGCTCTCCATGAATAAAGATGTTTTGTTTTACACCCAACTCTACTTTGTCTAGCTTTTCAATTATCGCTGTCCTTTTTATCCCTTTTAACATTCCATATTTTTTAGTCAATCCCTCAATAGCTCCTGCATGCTTTACAGAATCGCTTGGTATTGAATAATCACGCTTATTTTCTTTTGCCTCTAATCGCATAGCCTCTAATTTATCAACTACTATCTTGGTTTCCATCACATCTCCTCTATGTTGTTATAGTTTATTTTGTCCATTGGATTAGATTCTTGTTTTTTAGGTTCATACATAATCCAACTTTTCCAAGATTTATTAAACCAAGTAGAACCATAAGGAATATATAGTTCATCTGTTTTTTTATCTATATGATATTTAACAAATTTATTAACAGCTATTATAATATTGTCATAATCTTCTTTTGTTATTACTTGAACATTGAATTTATCTAATGCTTTGTCTTTTCCTAATTTCTTTGGGTATAATTCCCATACTTTTTCAAAATCAAACCCCTCTTTTATTTGTTTTGATTTATTCTTATTTGATTTACTTTCATTTGATTTGTTTTTATCTGATTTGTTCTTCTCTGGTGCGTTAGGACTTTGTAGCATCTTCGTATCTACTACGTTGCTACTACGTAGTAGCTCTTTTATAGTGTTAATCTCTGGACTTCTACTTATAGTATTGTCTAATCTTTGAGCTAGTTTAAAGCAAAAAACACGGTTATTAGACTCCGTAAACAAGCCTAATTCAATAATGCTTTTCATTATTCTATTTACTTTATCAATAGCACTTTCATCAGCAGTGCCTTTTACTTTTAAATTATCTGCTATTATTTCAGAATCATGTTCTAATTCAAAATTGATATTAGTTTTTGTAATGTCACCTGCTATTAATTCAAGGCAATGAAAATAAATTGCATATCCATCTGTACCGTGTCTTAATGTGAGTTTTTTTAATTTCGCATCTGTTGATGCGTCTGTATCATGCTGAAACCATTTTATAAAGCATCTCCTCCCAAATAAAAAAGCCCCCTGCATAACCACAAATAGCAACATGACTTGAAGTTGTGGAGAGGTCGATTAGACAAGCTAACCAACTACACAAGGGGCATAAATTATCGTAAACGTTTAAATTAATTTTAATACTTTTCATGCTGCTACCTATTAACTTATATAAAATATTCGAAAAGTCAAGGGTTATTTTTACTGTTGTTTTGGATATTGGCTTAAATATTTTTCTTCCTCTTCGTCTTCATTGTATTCCTGTTTTCGCTCAAAGACCAATCCGCAGATTTTACACACAGTGCAATAGCCAAGGCTATTCAAATCTTTGTTTATATAGCCACATGTCGGACATTTAACTTCTTTCTTCATAAAAACCTCTAATGCTTTTTCCATAACTCACTCCTTTACTCCTGAATATATAAAAAGGGACTGGTCAAGAACCAAGTTATTATGGTTAGTAATGTTGGGAAGTGAATCTCGAAGATTCAACTTACTTGATTGCCTAACCAGTCCTCTGTAGATTTTTGAATTATTTTTTTTACTAACCATAATTACCTATTAATATACAATTCTGATATGAAAAGTCAAGTTATTTCTGTTAGTTTTCTTTTATGTTTCATCCATCCTATTTTATATACAGGTAAATAGCTTCCTAGTTTAACACTTTTAAAATGTTTGCTTAAACAATAATAAGTTATAACCCCTTCGGATAATGATTTTTCTGATTCAATTATTTTTATACGCTTGAAACATTCGTCATACATAGGCATTGGCATATCATAAAGTTCTTTTAAGCCGATTTTGATAATGCCTTGATTAACTTCTTTCTTCATAAAAACCTCCAGAAAAACGGGCTAGGAAGCTCGTTTACTAGCCCGTAGTGTAGAATATTTCGTATATTGCCGTACATTACTTTTCTTTTTCATCAGTAAGACTTAAGATCCCACCCTTGCCACCAAGCACACCTAACTTATGATCTTGCTTATATTGCTCGACTATTTCATTGAATAGCTTGAAGCTCTTGACCGTCTTGATAGGTTTATGATTGTTGTGTTTCTGCGTGAAGTGTATACCCTCGACAAGCAAACCTATTTTTATCATGTCTTTCAAATACCAGTCACTTATGCCGATTAATTTCTGTGCTTGTGTAAATGTCATAATTTACCCCTTTCTGCTATTAGTTTTATTGAACAATCATATATTGAATTTCCTTCGCTAGTATCTTCAATCCACCAAGCACAAGCACCTTTTTCACATTCGCAATTAGTCCATGCTTTTGGATTACTAAATTTTTTTGGACACATCATAACATAACCCCCGTTTCTAAAGTATTGATATAACGGTCGAGTGTTTCGTAGTCTTCTTTCGTTGCTCGCTCCTTTAGAAGATGAAATAATGCTGTCTTTAACCATGCAATAAAATAAGTGTTCATTGTTCTTGTCTCACCGCAAAAGTCTAGTTCTTTGACTAGTAACTTTTCAGCTTTTTCGATTATGTTAATTGATTTCATTTTTTACCCCCTAATATCTCAATAGCTCTTGATTTTCCAGTCCTCTGGATAAATCCTTTTTCTACTAGTCCATCCAACCTCTTTACAATAGCTGTTTGTGATATACCAAAGTATTCAGCCATTTCAGCAGTTGTTGGTTGTATACTGCTTGATTTCATTTGTAGCTTGATATAGGTTAATATTTCCTTTTGCTTGTCTGTCAATTTTTTCATTATTCCTCCAATTACTTCGCTATCCCAAAACTTTCTATACTGGCTAGTTGTACATACCATTCTTTTCTACATAAAGATTGAATGTCTGAATATTCTTTTTCTGAAAATGAACCAGTTTCATATATAATACTAGCATCTTCTAGTAAAATACATAAATCATTTACACCTATTAGTTCGCCATAATAGATATAACGACAACAATAAATTTCAACTTTTTTACCTAATAATTTTTCTAATCCTTCATCTGATTCTTCTCTAATAATTTTTTTCATGTTATTCTCCTTATGTTGTTTTTATTACCGTGACCCTGACCCTGACCGTGACCATGACCGTGACCATGACCCTGACCATGACCGTGACCCTGACCATGACCGTGACCCTGACCATGACCGTGACCCTGACCATGACCCTGACCATGACCGTGACCCTGACCATGACCGTGACCCTGACCATGACCCTGACCATGACCCTGACCATGACCCTGACCATGACCCTGACCATGACCCTGACCAAAATTTAATTGATTGCTTCATATTGTTCCTCCAAAAATGGGTGTTAGAGTTTAAACTTTTACTTTTTTATACCTTCCATGCTTTATAGAATAATGCACGTTTTCTAAACAAGTGCACCATTCTAAATTTGAGACATAGTTGTTTCTTTTGTTAAAGTCTTTATGGTTGACTTGAGATTTATTTTTCGAGTTAGGAATAAATGCTTGCGCTACTAATCTATGAATAAAATAATGCGTGCATCTTTTTACGCCGAAAAAATGTATTGAAATTTTACAATACCCTTTGTTATTTATAAATTGGGAAAGTATTCTATCGGATAAATTTTGCATTCCTTTATTATATCTTTTTAAACTTTTAACTCTACCAAAGTTTGATATTTGATATCTACCTTCATGCTCTTTAATGTCTTTCCATGTTTCTTTCATGCCAGTCTCCTGTAAAAAGCCAGTGTCTTTCAGACCGCTGATAGATACAACGGTAGCAAAGCGGAGACTGGAAGGTTTCGACTTCACCGTCAAGACACTGGAGTTATTTTTAAATTGGATTTCCAGTCTCAATAATAAGATAATAAATATAATTGAAATGTCAAATTGTTTTTTCATAATAAACCTATATTATTCCTACCGCCCTCTAAAGGACGGCACATTACGAATAAGAGTACGCAAGTACTCCTTTACATTGTGTCAAATAATGCTCTTTGCGTTCCAGCTCTTTCTTCTTCTGTTTCTTTGTCAAAACATTCTTTACATAAAACAGGGAAGCCATGCTCTTCTGAAAAATAAGCACTACATCTTGGACACATTGCCCCTTCAATTATTAAATCTGCTATTTCACCCATAATTAACTCCTTAATTAATTTTTACATATGGCATTGATCTAAAATGAACATTCATTAACATATTTCTTATTTCTGCTAATTTTCCAATATCAGCTTTTTCAAAGTCACCATCGTAAACTTTCTTTTTAAAGCCCTTTTCATCAATAAATAATAGGCTACATAAATAAGTAATCTCTCTTTTCTTGTGTTCTTTTATTGTCATGCCTTCAGCTTTAGGACATTTGTTTGCTAGTTCTGTTTCAAATACATCGACTTCGTCTGCACCATTTTTTACTGCGGTTATTTTATCTACAACCTCTAATGTCATTTCTTCCGCTGGTGTTGGCTCATATCCCGCTAACTGCATAATCCATCCTAAAGGTATTTTCAAACATTTTCCTATTGCTCTTGTCTGTGCCATTGATGATATAGCTTGATTTTTGTCACTTTTCCAATTCGCTTCTTCATTATCACATTCAGCATAAGCGGAGGAATATAATCTATTGTTTAAATCTCTTGCCTCGCATTTTGCTTTTTTTCTAATAAGGGATATTTCTGGTTCGCTTAAATCTTCAACCTCTGTTATTCTTGCAAATATTCCTAATAATGCCCCCATAGTAGTCCACCCCTCACAAAATACATGAACCTTTCCTTTAATAGATACCCATAACTTCCGTTGCTTAATTATGTCTGCTACAACCAGAGCCACTTCTTTTGCTTTTTCAATCGCCTCTGCTGGTGGTATCGAACCAAATAAACTAATCGTTTGTGGTCGTATTTCTTCGATTTGTTTTTCATCTATAGGGACTATTTCATTAACAATCTCTACCTTTAATTCTTCTGCCTTCTCTGTTATGTCCTCCTTCATATCTTCAAAAAGTACTTCTTGTGATCCTTTTTTTTCTATCATATCAAATCTCCTTTTTAACCTTAATAATTCTATCTTTTGGTGCTGACTTCATCATATAGTCATAGCCATATTTAGCAAATTGCCATGCTACAGTTTTTATTGCACCAGCTTGTGCTCCAGATAATCCTTGACCTTTAATTTGCTTTGATAACAGTTTGTCATATTCACTATTCCAAAAATCATTGTCATCTGACTTGATTTCATCCGAAGAAGAAAGAGCTGGAACGCAAAGAGCATTATTTGATACAATATCAACAATTTTTTCACATAATGGAAAAATATTTTGTTGTATAGCGTTTTCATAACCCTCCACTAGACCACCCATGCTGACACTGTCAATCTTTTTTCCATTATTCCATTTTTTCAACATTTCTTTTGTTGTCATATCAAATCCCCCTTTTCCGCTAGCGGATCAACAGTCTCTTCATACCCACACTCGCACATCATAGTATCGTCACCTTCAGATTGATAGTCGAACCAAGTCGTCCAGTAACCTATTTTTTTGCACTCTTTACATTGTATTTCCTCAACTTCGCTTATCTCGTAAGCTATCGGAATTGTTGGCTCGGGGTATCCACCGAGTATCATATGGTTTTCTATTTTTTTACCATTTACTTTAGGCATTATTTCCTCCCATTTAATAGTTTAATTCCGTATTTTAATATTTTTATTCTCATTTTTTGTCTAGCGGCATTGACGGCATCGGCGGCGGCATAGGCGACGGCATAGGCGGCGGCATAGGCGGCGGCATTGGCGGCGGCATTGACGGCATCGGCGGCGGCATCGGCGACGGCATAGGCGGCGGCATAGGCGGCGGCATAGGCGGCGGCATTGGCGGCGGCATTGACGGCATAGGCGGCGGCATAGGCGGCGGCATAGGCGGCGGCATAGGCGGCGGCATAGGCGGCGGCATAGGCGGCGGCATTGACGGCATCGGC